TTCTCGTGATAATACTTCGTCACATAACATCGTGCCATCGTCTTGGAGTGCTTTAAGTGATACGACCTCGGCATCGTCCTGGAAATGATTAATAATACGACCAGCTAAGTCGTCAGAGGCCCAGCGAGTCATAATAATAATGATTTTTCCGCCCTCTTCTAAACGGGATAACATTGTGTTAGTAAACCATTCGAAGTGAGATTGCTTAGTAAGTTGGTTATTAGCTTCGAGAGCATTCTTAATAACGTCGTCTATAATCATAAGGGAACACCCGAAGCCGGTAGCCGTACCAGAAGGAGATGTAGCTAAGTAAGATGAATATTGACCCTCGAGCGACCACATGTTCATAGCCGCATCACCCTGTTTAATCTTTACGTCGGGAAATACGTCGGAGTATACCGGTGTAAATGGATCAGCTTTATTAGTCTGTATAGCATTTCGTACTGATTTAGCGAATTGTGTCGATAGTGTTTCGTTATAAGATCCAGTCATGATCTTTTGTGTCGGATCTTTACCGAGGTACCATTCAACAAATTTAGTAGCTGTTCTTGATTTACCGGTACGAGGAGGCATTGATACTACTAATACTTTCTTAGAGGAGTGTGTTACGAAGTCTTGAAGTACAGAAGTTAAATAAAGGAGATAAGGCCTCGACCGTTTATAAAAATCGGGAGCCATCAATTCACAGTAATCGAAGAAATCACGCCTAGCTAATTCCAAACGTGCTTCATATTGAAGTCGTTGTTTAAGCTCTGGTGTCATTCTCATTTGGCCTGTAGTTTGGATTCATCTCACCTCCTTTTGGTGTTCGTATGTGTTCGCATGTAATCAGAAATACATAGGGAAAGTTAATCGGGTTTATTATCAATTAGCTTTCTGAGCTCTTCTGTAGTCAAAGACTGAACCGGATTATTAATTGTCGTATCCATTTTGATTCGTTGTTCATAAGCTGCATCCATCTTATTTAAGATATCGAGTGCTTTTAATCGATCTGTAGCTTTTATTTCTTGATCGTAGATAAACTGTGTTAATAGGTTTCTTCTATCTTCAATACTT